AGTCAAAGTAAAGGTTAAAGCGAAGCCGGTTCAAAATACCGATTAGTATATCGCCTTGATAACTAAATTAAAAGCCTCGATTATTCGGGGCTTTTTTATAATCTAAAATAAGCGTATAATAAATTGTTAGGTTGAGGGACCTAATAATGGTACGTACCTTTTATTCCCTCAAAATCCCTCTTAATAATCCCTCAAGTTTAAATAATTGAGGTTTTATCATGTCTACAAGAAATGAAATATTAGCTCTAATTGTTGTAGCTGTCGGTGGCACAGTCACAGATCCAAACAACAGAAATCAACTTTTAAAAGATTGGCTCGCAGCATTGTGATCTGATTTTATAGCATTGGAGAAATTGAAATGTCTATTAGGAATGAAATACTTGAAGAAATACTTGCGGCAACATCAACAGGGAGCACAAAAGGCGGTTTTATTGATTACAACGACACAGCAACAACAGCAACACCAATACCTTTAACGTCTGACACTTGGACTACATTAACAAATGATGGTCTTGGCGCGTTCTCTAACGACACTTACAAGCCTGATGGTGTTACAGAGTTGTATAATGTAGGCACTGACGAAATAGATTTTTCAGACTTAACTCTTGGTGACACAGTATTTATACGTAACGACTTTGTGGTAACTCCTAACACTAACAATACACTATTACAATTTAGATACCAGTTAGCTATAGGCGGATTTGATTACACACTAGAGAAAAGCCTTGGTCGTTTAGATTCTGGCTCTGGCATCCCATATCGTTTCGCGCTTAATGTAGATAAAATATACATGGGCGATCTGAACACAAGAGATAACCCGGGAAGAATACAAATAAAATTAAGTGCTACAGGCGAAGTTGTCAATGCAGGCACAGTGCTAACAGTGGTCAAAAGGTAGATAATATGTCAGTAACAATATACAGAGATTCAGAAGCTAACGCGATATTTATCGAAGATTCAAACGGCGTGCAATTCCTTAATTCATTGCAAGCATTTATGCTCAATCCACTTGATGTAGTTGTAAGTATTAAAGATTTAGCAAGAGAGATTGAGGTTTTTACAGGGATTCCATTTGCTGAATTCATAGATGAAACAGCTTCACAGCACGGAGCTAATGCCACAGATACAACAAACAATTTAAACGCTCTATTTGCTAGTGGCGGTGGTTTTGCTGCTCCTGTAATAACCAGCTCACTTTCAATAAATACAACTGAAAACGTTGGTATAAACTACGAGATGATCGCAACTGGTGGCGTTGGTTATGAGTGGTCTAATTTACCTGCCGGATTGGTAACTGCCGATGGTAACATCAGAAAGTTGATAGGATCTATTGCTGTAGATGGCGTTTATACACCAACAATGACAGCGGTAAACTTCTTTGGTTCTGATACTGAGACATTGACTATTACCGTATCTAATCCACCTTACTCTAATACCAAGTCAGTTAAGTTTAATAATAGTGACTATTGCGATGCAACAGCCAATACAAGTAACCCGTTTTACCGTCCAACTAACGGCGTTGGGTCGATTGATGCCTGGACGGTTTCGGGATGGTTTAAAGGCGGAACAAGCAGCGATCAAAACCAAACGATAATTTCTTTCGGCGGCACAGACAAAGATAACGAAGGTCGCGTTTGGATTTACTGGAATGGCAATAGCTCAAAAGAGAGACTGGTGTTAAAGTACGGGTCCGAGGATGATTGGATTAAACTGGAGACTCCAGATAATGCAATGGTAGAGGGTGATTGGGTTCACTTTATCGTAACATATGACGGAGGCACAACAGGAATTGACGGGAACGATATAAATGACTATTACAGTAGGTTTGCCATATGGATAGACGGGGTTAGTCAAACTCTTATAACGTCCAACAATAACGATGGATGGGGATCATCAATTAAAGATGAGCAATTCAGGATAGGCGAAGTTGTTTTTGGTAGTAAGCACATGCGCAACAATGACTTTGTTGATGAAATTTCTATTTGGAGTTCAGATCAAACAGCAAATGTTGCAGCTATTTACAATTCAGGAACTACACACGATCTTTCTTCATTAACAACACCTCCTGATAATTGGTGGCGCATGGGTGACGGTGACACTTTCCCTGACTTACAAGATAATATCGGGTCGTTAGACTTTGAGATGTTCAATATGACAGCGGGGGATATTGTTAACGATACGCCGTAATTTTGATAAAGGCTTTTTATTTTTTTAAATGTTATACTTGATTTAATCAAAAAAACATTCAGGGGGATAAATGGCCTTAATAATTGAAGATGGAACCATTGTGGCGGGGGCTAATTCATTCAGCACTGATGATGAGTTTGTCGCATATGCCACAGCTAGAGGTGTCACACTACCGACAGCAGAATATGAAAGAGACATATTACAAATAAAGGCAATGGACTCATTCACCAATGGCGAGGGTAACTTAAAAGGCTGTCGCGTTAGTGCAGATCAAGAGTTGCCTTATCCGCGAAGTGGTGTTTGTGCTAATGGGTTTAATATTGCAAGTGACACGATCCCGAGCGGAATAAAAAGAGGGCTTCTTGAGTTAGCTATTCAAGTTAACGGTTCTGAGCTACTCATCAATTCATCAAGTACGAATGTTAAGCGTAAAAAGCTTGGACCGTTAGAGACTGAATACTTTAGCGGCGGAAGCTCTGTGCATGTAAAGACAGGGAAAGCAGACGCATATCTTAAACCTTATAAAAACAATAATGGTAATAACAACTTGCTTGAAAGGACGATGCGCTAATGGCTTTCGATTATCCAGATGCAAGAAATGATGCTAAAGAACTAATTGAAGAATTCGGCGGCATTGGTTCTGTTTTCGTTCCTGCTATACCTGCTGGTGAGCGTCAAGACGATGGTACTTTTTCTACCGGTACACCTGAAATAACAACCGTTGGAATTATCACATTAAGATTACCTGTTACAACATTTGAAGTTAATGGCGGAAATATTCAGCAGGGCGATTGGTACGTGTTCTTTCAGCACAACACAACCAACACCGTTGAAATAGGAATGTTTACGACTATTAACGGAGTAACGCATAGGATTGTTGAAATAAGTGATATAACATCACTAGAGGGTGTAAACGTTTCTTTACAGTTATTTATCAGGGGTGTTTGATGGCTGATCAATGGGCAAAGATAGAAGCTAACGTTGTAGATAGAATTGCCAAAGTACCTCGCGCAGCTTCGATTGTTATTGGAAATCGCGTTATAAAAAGATCACCTGTTGATACTGGCAGGTTTAGAGGTAATTGGTTCACCTGGATAAACGAAGAAAGCGAGGGTGCATTACTCCCTGTAACGAAATCTTTACAGATAGGTGATACTTTGGGTTTTACTAACAACTTGCCTTATTCGCTACCGTTAGAGTTTGGACATTCAGATCAAGCGCCTAGTGGGATGGTAAGGGTATCTGTTGCTGATTGGCAGTTAGTTGTCAGTAAAATGATAAAAGGATTAACCAAATGATTAAGAAAGCAGACCTAGCATCGGCCCTTAGAAATAATGCGCAAGCAATAGCGAATGCAAATAGTTACAATCTTATTGTTGACGGGAGAGAGTACAAGCCATCATCAACAGAAGAGTACACAACTGAACACACGCTATTCGGAGATGACAATAAAATAGGCATGGAAGATGGCTCAAACGATTTTCAAATAGGCATTTATCAACTAACTGTAAATGTACCTAGAAATAAATCAAACTTACGCGCACTAGATATCGTTGATACTTTTACGCTTGGATTTGTTAGAGGCACAGAGCTTACAGTAAATGGTCAAATGGTTAGAATGATGGAAAGTTCTGTTACAGCGCTGAACTACANAACACACTTAATGTACGCAATAAGTATAAAATATAGCGTAATACACTAATTTTTACGTAAATAATCACGGATTATATTTTGTAATTAACTAAAATTTAGTGAAATAGACAAATGGTGTTATTATTACGTTAGGGTGAAAATTAACGTTAATTTTTTAGGAGTTTAATATGTCAGGTGCAGGTGCAGATACAACTAACGGGATCACGATATCATTCGGACCCTTAGCGTCAACAATTGATGTTCCAGGTTTTGCGGCAGTGGTTTATGATGTCGTGGCTGAGATTACAGATATTGGCGAGTTAACAAAGAACTGGGAAACTGATACTTACGTTCCATATACAGGACCGGGTGGAAGTCGCGCAAGTGTTCAAAAGAAAACTTCGTACACTAGATCGCCTATCACATTCACCGCTGGTTTAATTGATGGTGATGTTGGACAATTAGCCGTAGAAGCTGCCAACGATGTTGATACTTGTTACAGTGTTAGGCTTGTAAGGCAGGGCGGGGGTATTATTTACTTCAGTACTCAAGTTTCTGGTTTTAGTAAGAGCTTTCCGAATGGTGGTCATGAAACAATTACAATGACCTTTTTACCACAAAGCGATGGCGTTACAGCGTAGGGGAATAATAATGGCAGAAATAACAGTAAGATCAATGGCAGGGTCGGGACAGAAGCTTGTTGCGGCTTTAACGCTAGGAGCATCGGACACGTTAGTTTATCGTGAGGGTGAAAGTATCAATCAAACGCTCATGCTTAACAACGTTTCAGGTGGCGCTTTAACTCCTCTTATTTTGGGTGTTGGAACTTCAGTATTCCCTAAGCAGGGGTTAAATGGTGATGAGGACGTTTCGGCGGGGCATCCTATGCCATCAATAGGAATCGGTGAAATAGTACTATTAAAGCTTGATACAATTAAAGGCTTTTTAAAAGGCGCAACTTCGATCACTGTGACGGGTGGTGATGCAATGGAAGCTACGTTGCTAGAATACGCTTAACCAGCAAATGATTAATAAAGCCTCTATTGATGAGGCTTTATTTTTTTAAACATTTCATCAAATATTTAATTTTGAATTTATTAATTATATTATCCCGCTTAGATTCCATCTCGCTATACTTTCTAGCTTCATCATCATAAGACCATTTATCAGCATAAACCATAACGCTCAATTGGTTTAAAACATCAACATGATCTTCACCGAACGCATCTAGAACAATTAGCATATCGCTCTTGTAATTTTTAATTGCCAATTCTATATCGTTAGTTGACTGTCTAAACTCCATTATTTTTTTAGCTTTATTTCCTGATAATTCGCACACCTCTAAATTATTAGAGTGAGAACCAAGCGAAACAAAAACCATTGCCAGTATTAAAAACCTCATAACCATGCCTTTTTGAAAATTGTACATTAATGTTTACACATGTTAGCATTGTTTCGCCTAGGACACATGATCCGAAAAGCGGCTTTCACCCTGTCGCCTGGCCTTGAACTTTTTAGGGTGTATAATTTAGGTGGAATTATGGCTAGTTTAAATGATTTTAATGTAGTGGAAAAAGCAAACGAAGGAAGCGTTTTAGAGTTGACAGTGCCGCATGATTGTTATGACAAAAAAACCGGTGAGTTAGTGTCTCAAAAAGGCGATCCACTGACGGATGAAGGTGAGAAGTGCGCGGACAAGAAAAACATCAAAACTTGGTTTGTAAATCTTTTGGGTGTGGATTCAGACCAGTTCAGAAAATTATCAAACCGAAGGTTAGAGCGTGCACAAGGCAAAAGAAATAAAAAAATTGATGTTGATGCAATGAAGCGTGAAACAGCAGAAATATTCGCAAAGTGCACAACAGGCTGTTTGATCATTGAAGATGATAAGTATATAGAGCACAGCTTTTCTGAAATGCTTAGACTTTACATAAAATACCCTTGGTTGTATGAGCAAGTAGATTCATTTGTGGCAGAGCGCTCAAATTTTACCTAGAGCTAAGTAAAGAGCTTGGCACATACGCCAAGCAACTCGCTTGGCTTCATACCGTTACAAAACGTGACGATAAAGATAAAAACAAAATCTCTAGGTTTGATACTTTGCAGGATGATAACCCGGCAAAGTGTTTACCAGATGCAGATGAGTACATTGTAAATTGCTTTCGTTCTATTGGATTTCACTTAAAAAGCGGTTATGGTGCTTTACCTTTAAATTGGGGGGAAATAGAATCATTTGCCAACAAGTCAGGCTACCAACTTAACGGCTGGGAGTGTGAACAGTTATTTTTAATGAGTGAAAGCTATTGCGGGTTTTTGGAAGCGGCTAAAGATCCCAATTGCATACCACCGTATCGTGATGATTACGATGATATGGAAGATATAGAAGTGATACGAAAAAGAGTTGATGACAAGTGGGATTCTTTAGTTAGTTTTTTATCGTAAACAAAACGGGCTTAATTGCTCGTTTTTTATGTTTAAAATTCAAACTTTATAGAAATACAAATAAATGTTAGAATGAGAACAGTAAACTTTTCCTTACACTATTGACGGGCTGGTAATGGCAGATATAGCACAACTTGGTTTTATGGTTAATACGTCAGGCTTAACGTCAGGCAAACGTGCAATGGGTAGCTATGCCGATAAAGGAAGGAAAACAGAGGCATCGATAAACAAGTCAGTGACAGGAATGAATACCTCGTTTATGTCTCTTAACAAAGCAATCGGTATAGTTGGAGTATCGCTATTGGCGCTAACCTCTGCTAACGCACTATCGAATATAACAAGCTACGCAGACGAATGGAAAAACGTAAACAGTCAGATTAAGCAAGTTACCGGGTCTTCTTCTGAGCTATTAAGAGTCCAAAACCAATTATTTGAGATAGCACAAGACACAAGGTCAAGCCTTAGCAATACCGTAAACCTTTATACTGAGATAACAAGATCCACCAAAGAATTAAATCTTGCATCAGGTAAGCAGGCAGAAATAGTAAAAACATTAAACAATTTATTTGTGTCTGGAGGAAAGCCAATTTCGGAAGTTTCAGGTGCAATAAAACAATTAACACAAGGTTTTGCGGCTGGTGTTCTTCGCGGTGACGAGTTCAATTCTGTAGCTGATGGCGCACCAAGGATAATGGATGCGTTAAAAAATTCACTCAAAAAAACTCAAGGTGAGTTACGGGCGTTTGGCTGATAAATGTAACGCCCTCA